AGATCGCCGCCCTCGGTCGGCAGAACCCGATGGTCCGTACCCAATACTTCAACGAGGAGATCGACGCCCAGGCCGGCATGTTCAACGCCCGCCGCCTCGCCCTCATCCAGGCCGACCAGCCCGCTCAGGATCAGCCCACCCCCGGAAAAGTGTACGCCTTCCTCATCGACGTCGGCGGGCAGGACGAGTACGCTGGGTGGCTTCATGCCACCACAGCGCCTGTCGGCGACACGAGTCGCCGACAAGCAACCGACCTCGACGGCCTCGGCAACCCGGGCCGGGACTATACCACCCTCTCCATCGTGGACATTGACCTGGCCACGCTCTCCACCCTGCAAGCCCCCACCTATCGGGTCGTCCACCGCCAGGCGTGGCAGGGTGTCAACCATCTTACTGTCTTCGGCGCACTCAAATCACTCGCCGAAGCCTGGAATCCCATGCAGATCGTCATTGACGCCACCGGCGTTGGCGAGGGGCTTTGGGCCTTGCTCGATAAAGCCTTCCCCCTCCGCACCATTGCGGTCAAGTTCACCCAACAGGCCAAATCAGAAATAGGCTGGGGCTTTATCTCAATCATCGAAACCGGCCGCTTTCGGGATTGTTCGGGCGCACATGCGCGCACTGCGACATCAAGCGAGCCTGCGCGCACTGCGACATCCGGGAGCAGTGCGCCATGTGGGGCGCAAGAGCGCCCCACGCAACCATTTCTGCCCCATGAGGGGCAGACGCCTCTCGCCAACGAAGTCTATACTCAGTATGTGATGTGCCAGTCCGAGATCCTCCCCGGCCCCGCCAGGACCCTCCGCTGGGGCGTCCGGGACGGCACCCGCGGACCTGACGGCCTGCTCGTCCACGACGACTACCTCCTCGCCGACTCCCTCACCGCCATCCTCGACAAACTGGACTGGCACATCCAGACTGCCGTCGTGCAAGGCGGAGGCTTTGATCCCCTCGAGAATATATTATGACTTTCTTTTCCATCCGTGTTCATCTGTGATCATCTATGGCTAATTTCTTTCCTTCGTGTCGCTTCGTGTCCTTCGTGGTAACAGCTTTTGACCTTCCAGAGATCATCCTATGACCAAGAAGATTATTCAAACCAAGCTCTCCGTCAAAGAAACCGACAACACCATCACCCTCGGTGCCTCATCTTGGGATTCCAACTTCCGTGACCGCCTGAACTATGACCGTGGCAAGATACTCACCCAGGCCATCACCGCCTGGCGCTCCAACCCCATCGCCCGCCGCATCATCGAACTCACCACCGAATTCGTCATCGGTGACGGTCTGTCTTTCCATGCACCACAGAACGCCGAAAAGACCCTGCGCGACTTCTGGAAACACCCGCTCAACAATCTCGACGAGCAGCTCCCCGAATGGGCTGACGAAGCTTGGCGGACCGGTGATCTGTTCTTGCTCATCTCCGTGGATGGCGGCGGTCAGGTTTACGTCCGCGCCCTCCCATCCGAGAGCATCGGCGTCATCGAGACCGCCGAGAACGATTACCGCCAGGAATTGCTCTACAAGCGTGACGCCATGGACGAGAATCCCTGGCCTGCTTTCTCCCTCTCCATTTTCGATCTTCAAAATGGGGAGGGCCGGGGTGGGGCCATCTTGCATTTCCCCCTCAACCGCGCCGTCGGCGCATCCTTCGGCGAGAGCGACCTTGCCCCCATCCTGTACTGGATCGGCCTGTACCGCCAGTGGCTCGAAGACCGCTCGCGCTTGAACTACTTCCGTCAGATGTTTTCGTTCATCCTTCAACGCCCGTTCGCCAGCCAGGCTGAAAAGGAAGCCTACATGCGCGACTTCATCGCCAAACTGCCAACGAAAAGCGGTGGCGTCCTCGGCCTTGACCCAAATGAAACCCTCGGCGTCCTGAACCCCAACCTGGCATCCTTCGAAGCAGAAGCGGATGGTCTCGCGCTCAAGCGCATGATCGCTATCGGCGCCGGCATCCCCATGCACTACCTTGCCGAACCCGAAGAAAGCACCCGCACCACCGCAGAAGCCGCAGGGACCCCCACCTTCAAACGCTTCAAGCGCCGTCAGATGTACCTCGCCAATGTTGTCAAGACTCTTCTCCAGGTTGTTCTCTCAATCCATCGCTCTTCCTCCGTCGTCCCTAGCCGAGTTGGCCCGTCGTCCGTCGTCCGTCATCCGTCGTCTTTGTCCGACATCCGCATCATCACCCCTGACATCACCGAGAAGGACAACGCCAATCTTGCAATAGCCGTCCAGCGCGTGGTGACTGCCTTTGCCCCTCTCTACAATGCGAAACTGATTGAGCCGAAAGAGTTCATTCGCCTTGTCTACCGCTTCGTCGCCGAGAACATCCCCGAGAAAATAGGCGACTTCGCCCCCATCAATGTCCGAGGTGGGGGGACAAAGATGCCCACCGACCCGGGCACCGAACCAACTGTTTAGGAGAACCCATGCCACGCAAGATCATCTACATCCGTAAACCCAGGTCCGGCAGCAACTTCCGCACACCTGCACTTGCGTCAGGTGCAAGTGTCCGGACGATCTTCCCCAATGGTTGAGTGGCATGGGTGGAGCCGGTCGTCTCCACAGACAACCCACCGCCAGGGAAACCCTCGGGCATAAAGAAGATGACCATGCCTGGTCCTATCCGCCGTATCTATCCGACAGTGTACCTTGACTGCCCGCCGCGCAAGAACCTGACACCCACACGCGGCCACTCATAAACAGACCACTGAACACTGAGTACTGAACTTCCCAGCCAGCGCCGGTCCACGGCCTTGTTCCCCCACCCGCGTAAAGTCCATGACAAGATAAAATTCACCAACCGCGTGTATTTCAAATCTCAGGGAAAGTGGTTATTGTATTTAGGCGAAATCGGTTATAAAATGAACCTATGAATACAACGACCGATTGGTATGTATATCGTAATCAACAGCGTTGGGGGCCCTTCTCTTGGCAACAAATGCTCGAAATGGCCCTAGGCGGTAATATTACGCCTACTGATCAGCTCTGGCATCCTCAATATCCCAACTTCATCAATGCCAACCAAGTGCAAGGACTCTTTGAATCTTCCCGCCTTGGACTAAATAAAGTAGTAGGCGGTAAAGCACCTTTACCCGTTGCAGGGCCCATAATATCAGAGCTGCCCATCCCCGCAACGCCGGGAAACACAAGCGGTAACTATAATAACGACGCCGAGGCTGTTATATATGGCGATTGTATCTTTTATGTCACTTTGGATATCAGACTTTTCAAAATGAAACTCGATGGGACAAGTAGTCAGGATACCGGCCTCGTTTCCAGCCATCGGTATCGTGAACTCAGCTCTCTTAGCATCATCGATCGCACACTGTACTACGTAATAAACGATTGGAGTGACTCGACACCAGGCATCTCGATCTATAAGACTGAGCTTGGCCTCGAATCTAAAGAAACCGAGCCCAGTCACTACACACCCAAATGCATATTCTCGGATTCTAAGGAGCACAACTTTAGGAAGGCTATGGTAGTAGGGAACTGGATTTTCTATTCATCTACTGATGGATTGTTCAAGGTTGACACATATGGCAAACGGCATCAAAAATTAGCAACCGGATGGATTAACTACTTTGGTGTTGTTGGAGATTCAATCTACTTCCAATTGGACCCCTTATTCGCCCGCAAAGACCAGTTACACACGATTGGAACCGATGGAACTAATGAACAAATAATCCTTCCCATTAATAAACAATTAGTGAAGAGATTGAACACAAACGATTATTCTTATTCCGATTTATATATTTCGGGGGATTGGTTTTACTACACGTCTTATGTTCCCTCTTTCGGAAAACGAGTTATACATAAAGCTCGAATAGACGGTTCCGAAGAAACGATATTGAACAATAACGAATGCTACGGATTTAACGTTATAGGTGACTGGATCTATTTTATAAACGATTCAGACGAAAGACGCCTTTATAGAATAAAAACAGATGGATCAAATGAAACATGTATAAATGATCAAACCAACATAGCCAAGATATTTGATCTTGATGGTATTATCCTTTGCTACTGCTCAACCAAAGAATTGCCCGGTAAATTAGTGAGTATTTTCAGTATCCAACCGGATG